GAGTAACCTTAAAGCACCAGTAACAGAGAAAAATCCCACAGGAAAAAGAGCAGCCAGACGAAAATCATTTTGTGCCAGAATGAAAGGAGTCAAAGGACCAATGAAAGATAGTAAAGGCCGACCTACAAGAAAAGCGTTAGCATTAAGAAGATGGAGGTGCTGAAATGACTTATGCTGTTCCTGGACCAATAAGAACCAATATTGTCTCATCTACTTCGGTAGGTGGGATAGACAGTCCTTTTACTCGCACGAGGGCTGTCCTAGACATGATGAAAGGTTGGGAAATAATGAAAGCTGTAACCGAAGGCACTGACTACCTACGAACAAATAGCGAAGCCTTTTTACCTTTAGAACCAAGAGAAGACTACGAAGCCTATCTCGCAAGAGTAAACCGAGCAGTATTTAGTCCATTTACCCAAAGATTAATAAGAGCAGCAGCAGGATTAGTTCTTCGCAAGCCAATAACACTTACAGGCGATCCATACTGGACAGAAATGTTCAAGGCAGACGTAGATGGCTGTAAATCAGACCTAGATGAATATGCAAGAAGAATACTAATGTGTTCTCTCACATACGGTCAAAGTCACATACTCGTAGACTACCCTGCACCATCAGGGGCAGTAAGTCTTGCAGAAGAGCGTCAACAAAACCGCAGACCATACTGGATCGAAGTAGACCCAACAAATCTCTACGGCTGGAGACTAGATAGAGAATCAAACTACGGAAACTTGATACAGGCAAGAATAGGAGAAAAAGCTGTATTACCAGATGGACAGTTTGGTGAAAAAGTATTTGACCAGATTAGAGTTATTGAACCAGGAAGATACAGAGTATTCCGCAAAAAAGAACAAATAGAGGAAATGTATGACGTTGCAGACAACAGCGTTACTGGCGATTTTGAAATGGGTTCAGCAGACAAAGATTACAGACAAGTAGAATCTGGCAGTTTTTCCCTTGGTGAAATACCATTAGTAACAATTTATTCGGGTAAAACAGATAATTTAGTAAGCAAACCACCTCTACTAGACATTGCGTATCTAAATCTTGCACATTTTCAAAGACAAGCTGATTTAATACACAGTTTGCACGTTGCTTCACAGCCATTATTAGTGATGGAAGGTTATGATGACCAAACCAAAGACCTCGCTATCTCTGTAAATTACGCAATGGCAACACAACCTGGCAACAAAATTTACTATGTAGAGCCAGCTTCCAGTGCTTTTGATGCTCAATCAGCAGAAATAAAAGAGCTACAGATGCAGATGGCAACATTAGGAATCAGTACCCTATCACAACAGAAGTTTGTTGCAGAATCAGCAGATGCTCGCAGACTAGATCGTGTGGATACAAACTCCATGCTTGCAATGGTGTCTATGGAATTAGAGCAAAAACTTCAAAAAGCCTTTAATCTCTCAGCAGAGTATGTTGGAATCGAACCACCTGAAGTAAAAATCAGTAGAGACTTTGACATCGAAAGACTAATCGGACAGGACATTACAGCTTTGACATCATTATTCGATCAACAGGTCATTGATAGAGAAGAATTTAGAGATATTTTGGTACAAGGTGAAGTTTTACCAACAGCAAATGAAGCCAAACCCGAATAGTTTGCTACAATAGTAGATAAGTACACATATTTTCATGTCTGGATCTCTTGATAAAGTTCTGCAACCTGACGGAACTTACAAATGGGAAGTAGTTGAACACGCAAAAGAAGCGGATGAAGCTCCTGCACCAAAAGCAACCAAGAAAAAAGTTGCTAAAAAGAAAACTGACAGCCCTTTATCCGAATAATTAATGGAACCAGAAGAAAAAGTAATTCAGCCTGATTCCGTGAATCCTCCTGAACAGCCCGTGGC